TGGCGCACGCGATCTAACACAGCAGCCGCAGCTAAAATACGCGGTATGCTCGCGTGGGCCGATAACAGCAATGACCGCTGGCTTGTGGGCGGGACGTACAACAAGCTCTACGTCTGGTCAATTAACGGGACGCAGTCCGACATTACGCCAGCGGGGTTAGCGGCGGGCCGCGAGGACGCGGCGGCAGCCACAGGCTACGGCGGCAACCTTTACGGCAAATACGCTTACAACGTCCCGCGTCCAACGACGTCACGTATCCAACCCGCGACTTCTTGGACGCTCGACACTTGGGGCGAGAACCTTGTCGGCTGCACTGAGGATGACGGCAAGATTTATGAGTGGGCGCTCGCGCCGGGTACGCCAGCGGCTGTAGTCGCAAACGCCCCCACAGGCAACCGCTCACTGGTCGTAACCGAAGAGCGGTTCCTGTTTGCGCTTGGCGCAGGGGGCAACTCGCGCCTCGTCCAGTGGTCGGATCGTGAGGACAACACCACATGGACGCCAGCCGCCACCAACGAGGCGGGCGACCTTGAGCTAAACACTAGCGGCCAGATCATGGCTGGTGTCAGTGTTACAGGGCAGACGCTGATCCTGACATCCACCGACGCCCATGTCGCAAACTACGTTGGCCCGCCGTATGTCTACGGCTTCGAGCGTGTAGGCGCAGCCTGCGGCCTCGTCGCAAATCAGGCTGTCGCAGTTGTTGATGCTGGCGCGTTTTGGATGGGTTCGCACGCGTTCTATGCCTACACGGGCGGCGTAGTGCAGGAAGTGCCGTCAGATGTTGCGGACTACGTGTTTAGCGACATCAACCGCGCACAGATCAGTAAGGTGTTTGCCGTACCTAACAGCACTTACGGCGAGATTTGGTGGTATTACCCGTCTGGGGCGACGACAGAGAATGACCGCTACGTCGCGTATAATTACGTTGAAAACACTTGGTACACAGGCGACCTAGGGCGCACAGCGGGAGCTGATCGCGGCGCGTTTAATTACCCAATCCTAGCAGACGCCGCCGATAACAAGGTTTACGAGCATGAGGTTGGTTTTGCCTATGGCAACCTTTCTCCATTCGCGGAGTCAGGGCCAATTCTGCTCGGCTCTGGCGACACAGTCGCGTCTGTCGTTGAGATGATACCCGACGAGAAAACGCAAGGTGACGTAAATGTTACCTTTAAGACGCGCTTCTACCCGAACGGGACTGAGCGTGACTACGGCCCATACGCGATGGCCAACCCTACCTCACTGCGCTTTACTGGCCGCCAGTTGCGACTGCGGGTCACGGGTGTTACACTTGGCGACTGGCGCGTTGGGATTAACAGACTTGACGTCGTGCCGGGGGGCCGTCGATGACGCAACAGAACCGCGCACCTGAACCTCACGGCGATGATTGGAAGACTTGGGGCCGCCGCCTGATGCAGCACCTCGGACAAGTGCGTTCAAGTTTGGTTCAGCAGACGGGTGACGAGAGCGCGGCAGAAGACGGCACGCTCATGTGGGACCGAGAGAACCAGTACCCCGTTGTCAGCAAGAACGGTGAGTGGCGGCAGATCGTGCTTGAGGATGGTCAATACTCAGGCGCAATAACAACAGATCAAACGGCAGTATCTGCCAACACAGCGTACTCTTTAACGTATACAGCAGGCACGGCTGAAGGCGTCACGAATGGCACTCCTGCCTCGCGTTTGGTGTTTGAGGAAGCTGGCCAGTACATGATATCGTTCTCAGCGCAGATTGCGTCATCATCTAGCAGCACTGTGAACTTTTGGTTTTGGCCGCGCATAAACGGCGTTGATGTTGCGGGGGCATCTATGAAGAGCGCCCTTCACCAAAACAATGCCGTTCTTGTCATTAGTCGGTCTTCAATATTTGACGTATCTGCTGGTGACTATCTGGAGGCCATGTGGGCTGTGGACAGCACAAGTGGCTTTTTGCATTCAACAGCGGCCACAGCGTTTGCCCCAGCAGCACCCAGCTCAACAATAGCAATTACGAGGCTTCATGGATGAATGAAGAGCTACTGAGATGCAAGCCTTGGATTGAGGCCGCCCTAGAATATAGCGGCGGCACGCATGATTTTGACGATATTGTTGAGGGTTTGCAGAAGGGTTTACTACAGTTGTGGCCAACACCTAGAGGGTGTATTGTGACTGAAATTGTGGTATATCCAAAGAAACGGGTGCTAAACGTATTCTTAGGCGGCGGCAAGTTGGATCAGATTATGGATATGCACGACGATGTGATAGAATGGGCGAAAGCGCAAGGGTGCGTAGCCGCCACAATGTCTGGCCGCTACGGCTGGAAAAAACCTTTAGAGGCGCACGGCTGGGAAGCCCACCACGCCTCTTACATCAAGGAGTTCAAGTAATGTCAGGTGGAAGAAGCGGCTCAACCACAACCGAAGTCAAAGTACCAGAGTACGTTGAGGAAGCTGCTCGCAGAAACCTTAATAAAGCTGAAGCTATTTCACGGATTGGCTACACACCCTACTACGGGCCTGACGTTGCCGCGTTTACGCCAATGCAGGAGGCGGCGTTCCAGAACACAGCGGACGCTGCGAACGCGTTCGGAATGAGCGGTGGCAATATGTCCGCTAAGAACCTGCGAGGCGGCATGGCCGCCCCTACAAGTTACGCGGGCGGTGTGCGCGGTTACTCATCTGCGCCAATGTATGAAGACGCGCTTGCACAGCTTCTTAAAAAGCGCCCCGGACAGAAAAAATACATTGATAGCTTCTTTATTGATCCCGTCACAGGCGCGGCTGGCTTAAATATGCAGCCGAGGATTGATTACACCCAACCCCAGGCAATGGCCCTTGGCGGCGGCGGCTTTGAAAGCGGCGGTGACAGCCGTGTTGTCGATGGGGGCGGGAGCGGTGGCGGGCTGTTCAACTACCGCCAAGGCCCAAATCTAAACGGGCGGGCGGGATACGGTATCCGTGGCTACACAAGCTTGCGTGATACAATAGACGGCGGTGGCCCCGGCGTGAGCGGCGGCGGACGCAAAAAAATTCTTTGTTGCGCCTATTACAACCTTGGCTACCTGCCTCGTGAAATCTGGCGGCTTGACCAGCGCTATGGCGTTTGGCTCTACCGCAACGATCCAGAGCTTATGGTCGGCTACCACGCTTGGGCTGCGCCTCTTGCCGACTACGTGCAGGAAGACACCCCAGTGGCAAAGGTTGTACGTGCCGTTATGTGGCCAATCGTTAAAGCATGGGCCGAAGAAATGGCTCACAACATGAAACCAGATGACTACGCTCCCAATTACTTCGGCAAGCTGATTAAGTTTGTCGGCGAGCCGTTTAGTCGTATGTGCGGAAAGCTAAAGCCGCGCAAGATTGAGGAGATGGTGTAATGGCTGGTTCCCCAACAGGCGGCTTCAACGTCAATCAAGCGTCAGCAAGCGGCTTGCAGAAAGCTATGCAAAGCACGAATACGGGTACGGGGTATACGCCTCAGGTTGGTCAGATCGCTGGACGAAACCTTACCCCCTACACCAACCCCTACGAAACCCAAGTGGTCAATCAGTCTCTCGCTGATATTGAGCGCAGCCGCCTGATGCAGCAGAACCAAATGCATGCGCAGGCCAGCGCTGGTGGAGCCTTCGGCGGTGCGCGGCACGGTATTGCAGAAGCCGAGACAAACCGAGCCTTTGCCGACCAAGCATCCCGCACTGCTTCTAACCTCCGCCTATCTGGCTACCAGAATGCACAGCAACTCGCGGGGCAAGACATTGGCCGTCAGATGCAGGCTGACCAATTCGGCGTTCAACAGCGTCTAGGCGCAGCCTCGCAGCTTGGGCAACTAAGCAACCAAGCGTTCAACACAGGTCAGACGATCCAGCAAAACCAGCTACAGCAGGGCCTCATGCAACAGGGCTTGCAGCAGGTTCTTATCGACGCCGCACGCAAGCAGTATGATGGATACACAGGCGCACCAGCCGCTTCACTTGCACTGCCGCTGGCTGCTTTGGGTTCTGTGCCAAATCAATCGACGACCACAAGTTCAAAGAAATCGGGGTTGTTCGACTACCTGTCGCTCGGAGCAAGTCTTATTGCGAGCGACATCCGCCTCAAGACCAACATCAAGCCGCTCGGTAAAGAGAACGGTCACAACGTGTACTCATGGGATTGGAACGATGAGGGCAAGCGGATCGCTGATCCAGCGCAGCCGACAGTCGGTGTCATGGCTCAAGAGCTTCAGGAGACGCATCCGCATCTCGTTGAGGCTGGCCCAGACGGCTTCCTGCGCGTCAACTACGGCGGGCTGGCGGCGGAGGTGGCCTGATGACACCAGCAGAATGGTCACGCATTCAACAGGGTATCTTCGCGGGGGAGAGCGGCGGCGACTACGGCGCTCTCTTCGGCTACCAAAACCGCCCCAATGGCCGCTTCTCCAATGTTAATTTGACTGACATGACTGTTGATCAGGCTCTGGACTTCGCAAATCCGAGCGGGCCTTACGGGCAGTACGTCAAGGGCCAAGTAGGCCGCGTGGCGACACCGATGGGCGCTTACCAGATTGTCGGCACGACACTGCGTGCCGCCAAGGAGGGTTTGGGTTTGCAAGGCGACGAGGTGCTTACACCCGCCATGCAGGACAAGCTGGGTCAGTGGATTTACAAGGCGCAAGGCACAGGCGCTTGGGAGGGCTACAAGCCCATGACCGACGCTCAAGCCATTGCGGCACAAACTATGACGGCGCTCGGCAAACAGCCACAGAACCAAGCCAGCACACAAGGAGCCGCTCTAATGATGCAGCAAGAACAACAACCACGCGGGCTGTTAGACGGCTTCGGGATTCAGAAGATGCAGGAGGGCGCGGAAGGCGAGACAGGCCAGCGCTTCTTCCAGCGCGACAGCTTCAAAGACACGGCGGCAGTTCTGGCGCAGGGCTTCGGGCGCATGGGCATCATGGGCATGGAAGAGATTGCCGATGACATAGCCAAGCAGCGAACAGAGAGCAAAGCGAAGAACAAGACGGTTGAGTATTTGCGTAAATCTGGGCGTGATGACTTGGCTGCTGCGGTTGAAAGCGGATTACTTGGTGGCCGTGACGCGGCTGGTATTATGTTTGCGCAGCCTAAAGACAGCCGCACTGCGCTGATGAAAAATTATGAGTTTTTCGTATCTCAGGGTATGGACCCAGAACAGGCGATGGCTGCGGTTAAGAGCGGCACGACTATTAACACGGGAGATGCTCTAAAGGTATTGGGCGATGGTCGTGTTCTTGTGGCGGACCCCAAGGCTCAAGACGGATACCGCGTGATAACTCCTCCGGGCAGTAAGGCTGCAACAGAAGCGGCTCAAAGCGAGGCTAAGGAGGAGTCTAGGGAAAGCAGCGGCTCTATTATGGGCCAAAACGTCCTACAAACAGCGGCAAGGGTTCGCGAACTTATAGGCCCGTTCAGCGTTGGTTACGGCTCACTGTTGAAGACGTTGCCTGAAAGCGATGCCCGCGAGCTTCAAAAGGAGGTTGATGCGTTGGGGGCAATCGCCAGCTCTGAGAACCTCAACTTAATGCGGCAGGAAAGCCCAACGGGTGGCGCTCTCGGTAACGTATCAGATCGAGATATTCAGTTACTTAAAGATAAGTCGGGTGCGATTGATCCCGGCTCAAAGCCTGAAGTCTTCAGGGATCAGGTTGATGAGTATGAGCTTTTCTTGCTGCAGACGATCCACGGCGAAAAGGCAGGCCGCCAAATATTCGATCAAACGCGCCCACCGCCCGTCGCCGAGGCATCGCAAGGAACTCAGCAAGGCTCCTCTCAGACTAAGACGGGTATCACATACAAGGTGCTAGATTAATGGCCACACTTGAAATTAACGGCAAGCGCGTCGAAGTTGACGATAGCTTTCTTTCGCTGTCCACGGCGGACCAACAGAGCACTGTGGATGAGATTGCAGCTCAGATGGGTATTGCGGGCCAGTCCGCAGAGTCCGAAGGCGGCTTCCGTCTTGGCGGTTTCCGCGAAAACATAATGGGCGAAGGTGCAGTTGACACGCCCGGTGAGATCATTGGTGATGTTATAACCAGCGCAGGTGCGGGGCTAACACGCGGCGCGGCCGAGCTTATCGGTTTACCGGGAACTATTAGTAACCTTATGGATGTGGGACTCGAAAAAGTCGGCCTCATACCCGAAGGCTCTACGGAGAAAATGCAGTCCCAGTTGTCTGGGTCTGCGCTGCGGGATTACATGAGTTCCCTTTCGGGCGGCGCTACTGAGTACGTTGGGGAGGGTGCGCCGCAGCGCATAGCAGGGACCGTCGGCGAGTTCATCGGAGGCGGCGCTGGCGGCAAGATAGGGACTATTGCTGGCACAGGAAGCGAGATGGCTGGCATGGCGACAGAAGGTACACCGGCTGAACCGTTTGCTCGCCTTGCTGGTGCTTTCCTAGCTCCCGCTGGTGTTGGCGCTGTCCAAAAAGCCGTTAGCCCAATGGCTGGACAGATTAGCCCTGCTCGGCAACAAGCGGTTAAAACTTTGCGCAGCGAAGGCATTCAACCGACGGCGGGGCAAGTTGTCGGCGGCACCGCCGCCGAGAAGCAGCTTTTTCGCGAAGCGTCCACAGCCGCAGGGCGGGCAAAGTCGGACCAAGCTCTTGGTGATTTTACAGAAGCCGTCATGAAGCGCGTAGGTTCCTCAGCTCAAAGGGCTACGCCAGACGCGCTGGAAGAGGCTGCCACGCGCATTGGAAACGTGTTCAACGACGTTGTTGAAGGTGTAGGCGTGTTGCCGTCGCGTGATAACCTCATATCAATGAACAACGCGCTAAAGGCATACAAAGAGCTTGCTCCAAAAGCGTCCGCCGCGCCAATTTTCAAGAATGTGCAAAAAGCGCTTAACCAAGCAGCAGTTAGCGGCCAGCCGATCTCGGCGGACATTGTAAAGACGTGGCGCTCAACAATGTCAAAACTAACAAAAAGCTCGGATGCTGCGATGCGGGAAGCTGCCATTGAATCGTTAGAAGCGATTGATGATGCAATAAACGCGTCCCTAATTGCTGCGCGGAAGCCTGAAGCCATTGCCCAACTTCGCGAGGCGCGTGGACAGTATAGAAATCTTTTGGCTATTGAGGATGCAGCTAAACGTGCTGACGTTGAGGGGGTATTGTCTCCGCTCCAGCTTCGCTCGGCTCTTATTAAGCAGGGTCGCCGTCGCTACGTGCAAGGTAAAGGCGACCTCGGCCCTATCACGCGTGCAGCGTCTGATGTATTGAAGCCTCTTCCAAATTCTGGGACGCAGCAGCGCTTGTCGGCGGGCCAGATGCTACCTAGTGCAGCAGGCGGCACTGGCGCGGGCCTTGGGGCTGCGGGCCTTGGTCTTGACCCCTTGACGGCAACGGCTGTCGGCGCGGCCACTGCTGTAGCGCCTTCAGTACGGAACCGTTTTCTAGCCTCTGGCGCTGGGCAGCGATATTTCCAAAACCAGTTGATGCAGCAAGCAAGTCCGCTGCTTGACAAGCAGCTCGTCCGCACGGCCCCCGGCCTACTCTCTGAATAAGGATACCACATGGAACCCGAAGACATGATCGAAGACATCCTTGAAGGCGAAGGCGTTGAGCTTGAGATGCTTGAGGAAGAGGAGGCTGACGACAGCCCCCTAAAGCCGAAGTCTGAGCGTGAGATTGAGAGCATCGTTCAGGACGCCATGAATGACGCGGTGGACTTTATTGAGGGCGAGATCAGTGATGATCGCATCAAGGCGCAGCGCTACTACGACGGCGAAGTAGACATCGGCCATGAGGATGGCCGCAGCAAGGTTGTGGCCACAAAGGTACGGGATACCGTACGGGCCGTGAAGCCAAGCCTGATGCGGATTTTTCTCAGCACATCCAAGCCTGTCGAGTACACGCCCAAAGGCCCAGAAGACGTGGCAGCCGCAGAGCAGGCCACATCATTTATCCACCATGAGTTTACGCGCCTCAACGGCTACCGTGTCCTCAATGACGCCTTCCACGACGCGCTGGTCAAGAAGCAGGGCATCGTTAAGGCGTACTGGTTGATGACGCCACACGCGGAGATTTACACGTTCTCAGACCTGTCTGACGACGAGTACACATATCTGCTGGATGACGACACTGTGAGTGTGATTGAGCATACAGTTGAGTATTCTATGTCCATTGACGAGATGGGCATAGAAGTCGAGATGCCTGTCCACAGCGTCAAGATCAGCCGTCAGGAAGACAAGGGCGAGATGCGGATCGACAGCGTCCCGCCCGAAGAGTTCTTCATCAACCGTGACGCACGGAACATGAAAGACGCCTACATCGTCGCCCACCGCACCGAGATGCGAGCTGGCGACCTGATCGCAATGGGGTTCGAGAAAGACGTTATTCTGAACCTTGACAGTTTTGACAGCGGCTCAGACATGACCGAAGCGGAAGTCTTCGAGCGCAGAGGCTACGATTCGGACTTGTCGGACGAGGATACTCAAGACCCTGCAATGAAGAACGTCACCGTCACCGAAGCCTACATGCGCATTGACGCTGACGGCACGGGCGTGCCTGTCCTGCACAAGATCACGCTCGGTGGTACGGCATACGAGATGCTGGACTACGAGCCTTGCGACGAAATCCCATTTTCCAAGTTTGAGATCGACCCAGAGCCGCACACGTTTTACGGGCGCTCGCTGGCCGAGATCGTCATTGACGACCAAGACGCCGCAACGTCTATTCTACGCGGCATCTTGGACAACGTGGCGATGACCAACAACCCACGCTTGGCTATCGTTGAGGGCCAAGTGGACATTGACGATGTGCTGAACAATGAGATCGGCGCTGTGGTGCGTATGCGCCAGCCGGGGGCTGTTCAAGACCTGACCGTGCCGTTTGTGGCGGGGCAGACGCTTGGCGCTCTGAGTTACCTCGACGGCCTTGTGGAAACCAAGACAGGTGTGACACGGGCCTCAATGGGCCTCGACCCAGACGCCATGCAGTCCACAACTAAGGCTGCTGTGACAGCTACCGTGCAAGCGGCGGCGGGTCAGGTTGAGGTTATGGTGCGAAACTTGGCGGATGGTATGCGTGACCTGTTTGGCATCATGCTGCGCCTCTACGCTAAGAACGTGGACGAGGAGCAAATGATGCGCCTCAACGGCTCGTTCGTCCCGGTTGACCCCCGCGTGTGGAACACTGGCATGGACGTGTCGATCAACGTCGGGCTTGGCACTGGCCGCGAGGAAGAGAAGATGATGGGCCTCAACCAAGCGCTGCAAATGCAGACGACGGTTTACCAGACCTACGGCCCGATGAACGGCCTCGTCTCCATGACCAACATCCGCAACACACTGGCAGACTTGCTTGCAGCGTCAGGCGTCCGCAACGCTGACCGCTACTTCGCGCCAATCACGCCAGAGATTGAGGCACAGATGTTGCAGATGCAGCAGCAGGCGCAAGCGCAGCAGGGCCAAGCCGCTGATCCTAATGCAGCATTCCTGCAAGCGGAGCAGATGAAGGCGCAGACTAAGATGCAGACCGATATGGCAAAATTGCAACTTGACGCACAGAAGGCCGCTTCCGAAGACGACCTGAAGCGTGATAGGATGGCGCAAGATTTGCTCGTCGATGCGGCTAAGATTTACGGACAATATGGTACTGCCGTGGATGTGGCCAAGGTGCAAGCCGAGCAGGATAAGGTCCGCATGATTGGCGGCATGGCTCAAGGGATGCCACAGCAATGACAACAGACATACGCATAAAGGCAGATGAGGCACGGCGGCTAAAGGCCGACACCGCGTTTATGGCCTTTATGCAAGGCGTTCGTGATGACCAAATCAAGGTCTTCACAGACAGCGTAGCCGCTGACGTGGCGGCACGCGAAGAGGCCCACGCGATAATGCGTGCGCTTAACCTGATCGAAATGAATCTCGACGCCGCTATCACGGCAGAGACATTTTTAGATCGCAAGCAAAGGAAGTAGCACCGTGGAAGCGACTACCCTAGAACAAGCGGCTGAGAGCCTGCTATCGACATCCGACGCACCAGAGGCGCAGGGTGATAATCTGAGCGAAGCTGTAGACGAAATCACAGAGCCGACGGGCGAAGAGGTTGAGGCCGTAGCCGAGAGCGAGGATGACGTCGAGGCATCCGACGACGACTATGATGACCAAATTGACGACGAAGACCTAGTAGAAGTTGAGGCTGAAGACACTACACTCTACCCCGTCAAGGTTTACGGTAAAGAAGAGATGTGGACACTGGATCAGTTGAAGCAATCTGCTGCGGGTCAAGCGGCAATCAATAAGCGGCTCCAAGAAACTGCCGAGGAGCGAAAGCAAATCGAGCATCAGGCAGCCGCGTTGCAACAGCAGCAACAGCACGTCTTGCAAATGTACCAGCAAGCGCAGAATGGCATTACTGCCCCCGTCCCACCGTCCCGCGAGCTATTCGAAAGTGACCCGATTGGGTACATGGAAGAGAAGCTAAAATATGACGAGGCGAAGGCAGGCCACGACCAGCAGATGTATCAAGTTCAGATGATGCAGCAACAGCAATCACAGCAGCAGGCGCAGGCGGAACAGTCGTATCTGCAAGAGCAGGCGGAGTTGTTGAAGCAGCATATTCCAGAGATTGCAGACCCTGAGAAGGGTGCGCAGTTGAAGGATGACCTGATGCAAGTCGGGATGGATTACGGGTTCTCAGCCGAAGAGATGGCGGGTGTTTCTGACGCACGCTATGTCCGAGCGCTGAATGACGCCCGGAAGTACCGTCAACTGGTAGCGAAGCGTAAGCAGACACAAGCGAAGGGCCAGAAGGCTCGCCCGGTTGTGAAAGCGGGTGCAAAGAAGACGCAAGATGGCCAAGCTGCAACTCGTAAAAAAGCGCAACAGCGCTTGCAGAAAACAGGCTCAATCAATGACGCATTGAGCTTGATGCTTAAACCCTAAGTCTTTGAAAGGACTACACAAATGGCACAGCCAACGAATACATTTGATACATACGACGCCGTAGGTATCAGAGAAGACCTCAGCGACATGATCTACAATGTAGACCCATCTGACACTCCGTTTTACTCAAAGTCGAGCAAAACCAAAGCGAAGAACACGCTGGTTGAGTGGCAGACACAGGCATTGCGCAACTCCGCCGTAAATGC